TTACCCCCAGCGAATGACGACCGCCGTTTCGTCAGCAACGAACGGCTCATCCTCGTACATGTTTTCGATTTCGTCTGTGTGGCCACCTTTGCCAAAGTCAGATGTGCCGAGCTTGATCCGCACAGCATCAAGCTCGATTACGTAGCTGTAACCACGCTCGAAATGCGGCACGACCACTCGATGGTCGGCCGGGAAGGCTTGAAGGTGCGCAATGAGTTCGGCCACGGTCATGGTGTAGGGTCTTCCTGTCTGTTCGCAGCGTCTAACGCCTGCATGGCGGCATCGATCCTGCCTCGCTCTGACCGTGAAACCACAAGGCGCACAAGCCACACAGCGGCACCGGCCGCAACTGCCAAACGAATCAGCTTGCGTTCCAGCATCCGCATCCCCTTGAAAGTTCTAGCCTATCCGAAACAGATAGGGCTGGCGCGCCCGACAACATGCACTACTGCAGCGCTTCGGGGTGGTCGTGAACCCAGCCGATCATCTTGCACATCTCTTCCGACGGCTTCACTCCGAGGGAAGCACACATCGGTACCGCGCGCATGATCATTTGCAGCGGAAAAACCTGTTCAACGTCAAAGCTCGTTTCGTTCGGGTCGTTGGCATGCTTCGCTTCGTTGCGAGCGCTGTTCAACACATCTCGTAAAATCTTGCGGCGCTCCTTTTCCGGTAGGGCCGGGTCGGTATCTTTCAGGTGAAAGTCCACGATGAAATCGACGGCCACTGGCTTTCCTGCGCGCTCACACAGCCGGCCAAGAATCTCCTCCGCTGCCCCGGCCAGTGTGAGCGAGGCGAGATAGTCGCCGTCAAGAAACAGGCGAATGGCGACGTTGAGCTGGTGAACCGCAACATCGAGCTTTCCGATTGTAGTCATGGATAAGACTCCGCGAAAGAACTCGCGGGCAGCAACCTCCGGCGTCAGAAGTCGACACTCGCGATTTCCAACGTCAGAAATGGATCGTGGACTTCCAACGTCAGAAGCGACTGGTGGACTTCCAACGTCAGAAGTGGCCTCTCAAATTTCCAACGTCAGAAATGGATGGTACCTTGTCGCGTCAGATTTTTCTGGCTTCGAGGACCAGCACAATCTCGGTCTGGTCGCGAGAATTATTGTGGCCCTTCGTCCACTTTGGCAAGAAAGACAACCCAGACGTCGAGGATGAGTCGTGCGACTGTATTAAGCCGCCGATCACGGCCACGTCACCATCCTGCATCGACGTGACCGTTTGCAGCTTGCGCGTGTTCTTTGTCGGCGATGCATTGACGCCCGTCGTGGTGCGCACGAAGTCCGAAATCTCCTCGTCGACGCTGAGGTCGATCGTGTCGCGCATCACCGTCGGCTGCACATCAAAGATGACACCTGCGTCCTGATAAACGATCGACTGCACCGGCGTGCCGCTCGCGCCCTGATAGCTAATATTGCCCTGCGTCGGCACCTGTTGCCCCACGTTAAGCCGCGCTCGTTCGCCTGACAGCACCGTCACGTTCGGACGCGTGAGCACCTTGAACCGACTATCCGAATCGAGCGCCTGTATCGCCGCATCGATTGTATTGCTGCCGCTAGACGCATGCAGGGAAATGACGGATTGCGTCGGATCGGCAAAACCGTTGGTGATCCCCAGCCCAAGGCCTAGAATCTTCACCGCGAGCGAGAAGCCCGACTGATCCGCCGTCGAGTTGCTTACCTCATAGACCCACGCCCGCAAATTTACCTTGCCACGTGACACGTCGATCATCGGCAACACTATTCGTAATGCCGCCACCTCATCGGCTGTACCGAGGAAGACGAGCTGGTCTGTACTCTGATCGATCACTGCCGCCGCGGACGTCTGCGGTACATCGCGTGAAATGTCGCCACTGCCTTGTCCTGCGACACCAACCGCTGACACCCCACGCTGAGTCGTGAAACGACCGCCTACAAGCGGCTGAACTAGCCGCATAAGGTAATCGGCCTTGCGATAGCGCGGCACGTACACGAACGGCTCACGCGTCTCCTTTGGCTTGTCTGCGTCCGGCTTCTTGGCGATGAAGTCCACTCCATCACGCACCGTCACAGCATAGCCAAGCGAATCGAGGAAGGCCGCGAGAAAGCCGCGCAGATCGCCGTCCTTCGCCTTGTAGCGAAACGACACTTGACGTTGATCGGCGAGCACATCAGGACCGATCACATGGGGCGTTTTCACTGCATTCTCATAGACAAAATCCACCACGAACGACACCGTAGCGAACCGCAAATCGAACGAATCACCTTTCGAGTGCTGCACCATCGGCTGCACGGATGTGATCGGTGCCGGCGCAGGCAACGGCGTCTCAGCCGAGCCGCCGAGCGAGGCCAGCGTAGGCAACGGCGGCACCACCGACGCCGCCGCCGGCTTCTCGGCCAATGCGATCGCTGGCCACATCACTACAAGCGCGAGGAGACGCTTGAAATTCATTTGGACTTACCTCCGGGAGCAAGAAAAGCCGGGGCAGCCAAAGCCTTCCCCGACCACACGGTGACGCGCTGACCATCAACGCGCCCCACCGTTGCAGCGCCCATGCCGTTGTAGGCAGCAGGCGAATCGACCCGCATGTGGCCCGACTCGTCGACCAGGACCACGTACCGCAAATCGCCCGACTCGAAGCGACCCATCACGCGCCACTTCTCGGACACCTCCGGCGGATTCACCGCGGTGCCAGGAGCAGGCACCCCATACGCACCAGCCGGCGCAGCTGGGCCGCTACTTGGCAAAGCAGCGGATACGGCTGCCTGTCCTTCAGCCGGCTTTGCCTTGTGCGTGAAGAAGCGATACGCGAAGAACACACCACCGCCCAACAGGAGCACCACCGCCGCCGCATAGACCCAAAGACCACGATTCAGCAGCACGTTCTGGCGACGGTCGATCGGCTGTTCCTTAGCCTGCGCGTGGCTATAGCTCTTGTAGAGCGAGTAGATTTCCTTCTTGAACGCGAACGGCCCGCCAGTCGACATCGGCTTGCCCGTTAGCTTGACGCCGCGATACAGATTCACCGAATAACGGTTCAGACCAATCGCCTTCGGCTTGTGCGTCACCGATGACATCTCGACCTTGCCTTTAAGCGCACGGGCCAACATCGTCAGGTCCGGATCGATCACGACGAGATCACAGCTATGGCCCATCTCATTCGTGAAGTGCCGATGCTCACGAAAGAAATACGCGTGACCGCGCTTCACCTTGTCACCCTGAGACCAGTAGCGCGTGGCCTCATCGATCACGACCAGATCACCGCCCCACACCCGCCCATGCTCGGCGTCCGGTACTGGCATGGGCTTGTCGAGCGCTTCCTCGCCGGGAAAAAAATCCTCTTCCTCCGGCGCACTGCGATCACAGCTGCGGATGTGCCCGATACAAACAATCTTTCCCTTCGGCGCGTTCTCCGCGACGTACGCGTAGATCGCCTCGTGATCCAGCCCGTCAATGTTCGTGATAACGAACCGCCCCTTCGCGACAGCAGGCAGGATCACGTGCTCCATCACGCCATAGGTCTTTCCGCTACCTGGGCCACCTCCAAACGCATTGATCGGCATGGCATCATCCGATCAACGGGATGCGGCGGATGATGAAGCGCGCACCGTACGCCGCGATCACCAACGGCATGCCGTAGCTCACGGAACACAGGTCGAGGAAGTACCACACACCCGAACCGACCGCGCCGAAGGCCTGCGACAGCGACGCCACCGTAGGCAAGATGCCCTGTCCTTGCAGGTACGACGCCGCCTCTGTGACGAAGAAATAAAGCGCGAAATAGAACACGAACTTGATCAGCACCGAGCGGAACAGCCACGACAGCGCGGACCATACCGCCGACATCAGGATGGGATACATAGAAACCTCATGCGGTTAGAACGATGAACACCGACGCCAGCAGGAATACCAGCGCGAACGCTGCACTGATGGCCGACCGGTTCTGTTCGAACAGCGTACAGTGCTGGTCCATCGTGTACGTATTGCCGAACATCGAGAACGTGCCCGTAGGACATACCCCCGTGTGCGCAGGCATCTGGAAGCCTTTGAAACCGGGTAGCATGTTCATGATCGGCCCGAGGATCATGGCGATCGTTGGCGTGTTCTCCAGCGACGGCTGCGCCGTGTTCGGGTTCGTGCCCCAGTCAACCTCACATGCAGGCTGACCCGGCCCACCGCAACTCGCGTTAGTCGTCCCTGTCCCAGTGCCGGTACCCGTACCCGTACCCGTACCCGTACCCGTACCCGTACCCGTGCCAGTGCCAGTGCCAGTGCCAGGATTGACACCCGAAGTCGGATCACTGGAACCCGGCTGATTGCTAATCGGCAAAGCACCAATCGACCCGCCGCTACCCGGCTGCCCCTGCGTACCGGCACCGGTGCCCGTTCCCAACCCATCGTCCACCGTCGGCGCATAACCCGAATTAGCGCTCGCCCAATCAGTCGCATCCTGCGTCGTTATTGGATTACTCGGGTCATAAGGAACGCCCTGATAGTCGGGCTGCTGTGACGCCTGTTGCCAAAGTCCGTTCGTACCCGCCGCCACAAGCTCAGGATTGATCGGTTGAGCCCTCTCAGATGACGGAACACTAGCGGCTGCAGTAGCGATGCTCGACGTCGCGCTCACACTCCCATTCGACGTCCACGTGCTCTGAGAAGGCACGCCAGAAGCACCCGACGCGACGGCCATCGATACCAACTGACCGACGCAAACAATACCGCTTGGCGTGTCATATGCCGCACCGCTAGCACAAGTCGGCCCAGGAAATGATCCACCGGAACTAAGCACGGGACCCGGAAACCCGGTATTCCACCAGCCGCTCTGGAGACTCTGCAAACCCGGGCTATAAACGCCCATACAAACACCATCCAGAGCAGAATTACCGTTCCCCTGCCCATATGCCGTCTTGCCGCAAACGCCGGCGTCAGTTGTCACCTCAACCGCTTGCCAACCACCCGTATTCTTGGATGAATCAGCCAGAACAGCCGCAACGGCGGATACACACGCCTGATCGGCAGCCGCCGCGGTAGATCCATATCCAGATCCCGACGCGAGACCCTGCGAAACTAAAGCGCAATTCGCCGAATACCAACTAGACGCACCCGACGTAAGAGGCCCAACGGAACCACCGGCCGTCGCAGTTGTTACCTGATTGCCCGACCCAAACAGCCAGGAAACCGCCTTGTCCAACCCCAGCCCAATCGCGTAATTCGCGACTGCGCCAATCACGGCCCCCACCACCATCCCGATCCAACCACCACCGAAGCCCGCGCGAGCGCCAGACGCGGCACCAGTGGCAACCGACTCAACCGCCTGTACTGTCTTTGTGACCTTCACATCTGTCACATCAAGCCCCATCGAACCAAGCTTCTTGTACAAAAGCCCGGAAGTTTCCGTCTGCATCTTCCCGTAGCTGTACGGCGTCGTAGGATCGACATAGTTGCTGACGATATTCCCAGCCTTATCGAACACCAGCACTGTGCCCGCATCAGCCCGCACGGCGACCACAAGTGCAACCAGCAGGCAAAGAATCTTAGTCGTCCGCATGATCACTCCTGAAGGCCGGTCACACACGCCCAGCCACACACGATGCCCCACCCGAAAATCATCAAATACCAGCAGTCCGTTGCGCTCATCACACCAGCCCCCGTAAACAAAGAAGGGGAGCCACGCGGCTCCCCAGCTCTACAACCAGCCGCGCGAGGCTTAGAGACCCTTTACGGCACGCAGCGCAAACTTGGCACCGCGCCAAGCGACATACACACCGACCATGATCGCGGCCACAGCCATGATTGCCGTGATGACCGTGCTGAAGTCAACCGCCGACGTGATCGTGGTGAAGTCCGGAGCCGCTGCGTTCGCAGCGACAGCCGCTGCTGCCAGACCACCGCCAACTGCGTACTTCTTCAGTGCTTGAAGTTTTGCCTTCATTGCTAACCCCTATCGAGAACAGAAAACCGGGAAAGCGCCCGGAACGCGTTACCCCCGCTTGACCAGCGAGAGAATGCTTCCCGCGCTCGCGCTCACCATCCAGATACCGACAACCATGGAGAACGCCAACGCGAAGAACCCACCTGCAGCGGTGTAATCGAACGGAACCGCAAGCCTATCGAGAAAGGGCTGGCTCGCCGGATCAATGACGTACGCCTGCTGCGTCTGAAGATGGAAATACTGAGTGCCCGAAGGCGGACATACCTGCTGATCGAGCGCCGACGACTGATCCGACGTGACGGGCATACACAGCAAGACGTTCTGAACAGTGCCGACCGACACAATCAATTCCCCTTCCGAACGAATATCAGCGGCACGACGTCAAATGACCCGTCGCAATGGTCAATTCCAGCCTCATACGCCTCGCCGATATCTTCGAATCCACTCGCATCTCGAAGGCGATCGGTTCGACCCACGTCACCTGAATCAGGCCGCAGGAAGCCGCCGGAAACAAGGTCCTGCACCACGTACACGACCCCGCTATCCATGATTAGCCTGCCTTGGCCGGCCGGGACATCTCCACCGGCTTCAGCGAATGCATTACGGTTTTCTGCGTCTTCCCATTCGTCACGAGCTCCAGATCCGCAGCAGCCTCGAAGGGGAAGGGCAGATGCTTATACTTGTCGAACTCAGCAGACGTGCCGAGGGTGAACTCCGCGACCGCGAAGCCTTTGGCCGTGCCTTTCGAATCGTCAAGTGGCGTTTCGGTGTAGACCTTCGTGCTGTCGAAGCTCGTTCCGTTTTCCATTTGGCCTTTGCTCGCCTTCATCCCCGTTACCTTCACATTGCTCGTGAATCGCATGGTTCGTTTCCTGTCATAGCAGCTGGTGCAAAGACCGTTTCCTCTGTCCAGCCATCGCCAGAGGGGTCTAAATCGTTAAAAGACTTCGTTATGCCGTAGACGTGGATCGGGACCCCGCAGGTCTCGTAATCGGGTACCTTGAGGCGCTCGGGCCACTCGCCCGAATCATTCGTGATCGCATCGAGAAAATCGGCGTCGCCCAACAGATTGCGTAGCACGAACGCGTACTTCCCATAGCTCGTGCGGATGTTCTTCAGGCTCGCATCAACGTTGATCTCCGCCGCCTTACGCTTGATCTCAATCTTCTCGGGCGTGCGTGACGCACTAAGCAAGCGAAGGCATGGGTATGCACCCACGAAATAACTGGAAGGGTCGATTAGCACATCGAAAGGAATCACACGTTTGGTGTTGCCAAACTGAACCTCGATACGTAACCATTCCGAATCGGCGTCGCCTTGCTCGCGGCCTTTCTCATATGCGCGGCAGAGCTTCCCATTCCGACGCAAGCCGATGTACACGCTGCGACCTTTGCCGTTCGGCTTCTTCCAATCGCCCTTGTACTCATGGTGTGGGGAGTTCACGGAGCAGTTAAACAGTCCATCGTCGTACCAACCATCGACCTGATCGACCGTGTATTCACCGTGCATACAGTCATGCGCGAGATCAACGCGCGTAATCGTCGGTCGCACTGCCGTACTGACAAGGAAATCATGTAGGCGAGACTCCCACCCGGCCTTAGCTGCAATACAACCCTGGCCGCTCAGGTTGATGAGCATCGTTCCTTGCTGTTTGGCGCCGCCAAACGCAACGTGCCCATAGTTGTCACCAAGCTCCCACGCATTCGTGTAGAAGTCGCGCCCCTTCTTCAAGTCGCGCGTAACGCCGAAGCCGAAGATCTCTTCCAGATGCCTGCTTGCCTCAAGGACAAAGCACTCGTCGCCCACAAGTTGCTCTCGGGCAGTCCGATTCCATGTCTCTTCGTGTATCGAAAACCGCAAGGTATCGATCATGGCGATCTGCTCATTGACCGGACGACGCACGAGGATGGTTTTCAATTCGCCCGTGTCCGTCATGACCATCTGCAACTCCTGAACCGTCGCGATGGCTGGCCTTTCCGTTCCCCCCCTGTTAGTCAAGGGGGGGGCATCGACCGGTGCGCCGCCGTGCGTTGCGACCGAGCCGGCCGCATGTCCGTCCTCGCTCACGCTGCGGGCGAGCATGCGGCCGGCTCGGTCGCCGGATTGAGCGCCAAGGAGATGTGACTTGACCCGGCTCATACCTTGAACTCCTGTTCGAGAGCACGCTTTCGGATCAGCTCGACGTTCACGAAAACACGCTTACCAACCTTCATCGTCGGCCAATAGCCTTTGTCGCATTGAGCGATGATCACGCCGGCGGGCAATCCCACCGCGCTGGCGAAAGCTTCGCGCGTCAGCAGCGGCGTGCTAATGGACGCGGCGGAGACCGTACGCTCTGCGCCTCCCTGGACATCGGCCATCCGGAATATTTCGCCCATACCCCTCGCCTCAGATAAGATGGTAAAGAAAACATCCAAGAAATTGGATAACATCCATTACAGTGGATGTTATCCAATATGTCAAGAGGTAAAGCTATGGCTGAAAGTGACAACATCACTCGTCGGGTGAGGGAGTTCATCCGCTACTTCCCGGACTACAACTGGTTCGAGGAGCTAACCGGCGTTAGATCCAGCAAATGGCGCGACCTGGATCGAGAGAAGACGAAGGCGGCGACAGCGGAGATGATCGAGGGCGTCTGCTCAGCCTGGCCCGAATTTGCCTATTGGTTCGTGACGGGAGCAGAAAGAAGCCCCCGTGGACAACTTGCCCCGTTGGAATACTTCGATTGGGAATATGGGGAGCCAGGAGCATTCGAGCCGGGCGCGGTCCGTTTGTCTCGCGACGCATCCGGACAGTTATCGCCGGAGCTCGGACATCTAAACATCAAGGACAAACGGGCGGAGCAATACGAACTATCGGTCGCGGAACGCGTGCTTCGATGTTCCTGCTTTGTCAATGACGAGGATGCAAAAAGGCTAGCTCGAGGCTTCTGGAAAAGCTTTATACAGAAGCTGCGCCCGTCCGAGTCTCTTACTTTGACCGCAAAATCTATAAAACATTGGGTGGACGAGCAGTATGACGATCAAGCGGAGTGAATCAGGCTGGCTTGCAGACATTCAACCAGCAGGGCGCGGCGGGAAGCGATTTCGGAAGACGTTCAAGACCCAAGCAGAAGCAAAGGCCTGGGTAACATGGTTGACCACACAGGTAAACCAGAAGGCGGACTGGCAACCAGAACGTCGAGACACACGCAAACTCTCAGCGCTGATTGATCTCTGGTTCACGCACCACGGAACCGGTCTGCGTTCGGCTAATGACACGCTGAGACGCTTGAAGGCGATGGCAGATGCAATGGGCGATCCTGTCGCAGATCGCTTCAACGCAGAAATGTTTGCAGAATACCGCGCTAGTCGTCTCGCGGCCGGAATCACGGCGAACAACCTCAATCGCGAGCAAGCGTACATGCGGGCGATGTTCAACGAACTGAGCCGGATTGGAGTGTGGACCCGAGAAAACCCGCTGGCAAAAATACGCCAATTTAAAATACAGGAATCCGAACTAAGCTATCTAACGACAAGCCAAATCAAAGCCTTGTTGCTGGCTCTTGAAGATGCGCGAAATCCGCACGTGCGCCTAATCACAAAGGTATGTCTTGCGACCGGCGCACGATGGAGCGAGGTTGAAGAGATGCGAATCTCGCAGCTTCAGCATGGACTAGTCCAGTTTGCGAGAACCAAATCGGGAAAGGTGCGATCCGTGCCCATCGCAGACGATCTTGCGCAGGCAATGCGGGAACACTACCGTGAAAATGGTAGCGGTGATCGCATATTCGGCTATGCATGGTCAGCATTTCGAGAAGCGATCGAACGTGCCGGAATCGCGTTGCCGGATGGGCAGATGACTCATGCCCTCCGCCACACCTTTGCCAGTCACTTCATGATGAACGGGGGCAATATCCTGACGCTGCAACGCATCCTCGGCCATCAAAGCTTAACGATGACGATGCGCTATGCTCATCTTGCGCCTGAACACTTGCAAGAGGCTAAGATGCTAAACCCGCTTCGGCAGCTCGAACTCGAAGGAGCTTGACCTGAATCATGCGCCGTTCGCTTTGGGGCGGCGTAGAAAGACTTGGGATTTCCCGTAATGTTGCCCGTCGACATCTGTCGGCTGACCGTGTCGGATATCGTATAGGTTCCCGAGCTTGCTAGTCCAGCAGCCATCGTCTAGCTGCCTTGCCATGTGCTTGGTCCTGCTGCTCTCTGCATAGATGACCACCTTTTCGTAGCCGTCTTCCAGCCCAGACGAGTCGCAGCGCTCGTAGCCAAGCCCCTCAAAAGCTTTGACGAAGTTGTCGATAGAGTCATCAAGCGGTAAGCCATCGGGCCAATAATTCATGCCGTCTGGCCACCACCAATTGCCTTGATCGCCGGCGGCCCACGCAATGCAGTTGTAGTCGTGAGTTCTTGGGCTTGTAATCTTGAATGTATCGTCAGCTAGGCTAGGGAATAATCCCTTGACTGCACGATGCTCGTCGTCGGAAAACGTCATGGCGCTTTCGTGTTAAATGATTTGTTGATCCTTCGCCCAATTAACCCAAGCTTCGGCCATTTGTTTGGTTTTCCCGCGTAGCTCTTTCGGTACTGGGTCCTGTCGCGCGATCATTCGGAGTGCCCAGAACCATTGACCGCCATTTTTTTCAAGCTCGCGAATGATCAGCGGCAACGCCGCAGGCCCGAGACCGATGATCTGCTGGTAAGCCTCGTTTAGAACGATGTCTACAGTTGCTGAAGCGAACGCTGTTGCAGCTAGCCACTGATCTCTGAGGGCATTGAATGTCTGCTCCAGGTCATCACTCGAATTCTCGTGAGCGCGCTCAAGTGCCGGCTCTGATGGTGCGGCTTCTAGGCTATAAATGCGAATTTTTTGTGCGTACCCGTACGCTTTTCCGGCGCGACCCGTCGTCGGCTGGGGCACATAAATCTCGTGTGCGCGTGCGCGTGCGCCTTCTAGCCCCCATTGAGACGCGATCCGACGTGATTGCTCATGCGGTACCGATCGACTCCATCGTGGGGCCTTGAGTGGAAATGTCGTGGTCACCAGCGCTCTCCCAATTCTACGGACGGCACGCCCGAGGTTTTAACGAACTCCTTCAGGGCCGACGCTTGTCTTTTGGCTTCCGATAGCGCGTTGAGAAGCGAATCAACATCTGCCTCGTCTAACGTGAAGTAAGTCTCATGTCCGCCAGCGGGATCGAACCACGCAACTTTTAGAGTTGTCGTAACCGCGAATGCTGAAATGGATGTCTCGCCCTTTTTGGCAAAAATGGGGCGAAGATCAGCGAATACACGAGCCTCGCTCAGAGGTCTTTCGACCTCCAGCAAATTGTCTAGTGCAACCGCGGATGCGACGATATTCTCTAGGCTAAGCAAGTGGAGGAGGCGAGAGCCAAGCGTGGATATCTCTTTTTCAGAATACGCAGGCTCATCGTCGCCCTCGTCAACATGGGCGCGTGCAGATGCCACCACTTCGTCAACAAAGTCCTTCAAGTCCAAAGGACCGCGCGACAGCAGTATTGCCATTCCCGAAATTGCCTTGCCGATCGAAGATGCGACCTCATCCTTTGGCAGCTTGGTGGAGTCCGTAATGCACTGGACAAGGCGTTCGATGTGATAGACCGTGGCGGGCATCTGTACAAGCCCATCCACCATCGCTTTAAACGTCTCTTCGTTCAGCGCAGCGATGTGGTGAAGTCCTTCATGTCCGTCTTCAGGAATTTTGATGGTCGGCAT